ATATATTCTAAAACAAAGTGATTAACAGGTATGTTTTCCATTGTAAACTTAGTAAGTCCGTGTAATGAACCATTAGATCCTCTAGAATCTACTGTTCCTGATATATCGTAACTATCACAACCAAAGGCACCGCAGTGCTCATTACCTGGATATTTCATACCATCTTTTATTATTACGCGGTTTTGTAAGAATTTATCGGGAACCCAGCTAATAAGGAATCTACCGTCTTTATTTGGATAGAACATAACCCTAGAATCTTGTATCCCATTCTCCCATTGAAAACTACCTCTTGTTAATACACTAGAATGTCTTAAATCGTCGTTGTAGTCAATCTGCTCATATATCTTAGTAAGATTAAATAAAGCTTGTTTAGCCTCATCTCTAAAAGCATGCTGTTCTGTTCTTGGAAACTGTCTATAGTATTCGTTTAAAGCGTCAGAGTCAGATTTTAAGCCTTCAACCTCATTTTGCCAGTGTTCGATAACTCCCGCATCAATCCATTTACCATCAACACCTTTTATCGGTTTTTCTGGAGTGTCGAAGACAGGTAAGCCATGAGTATCAATGAATCCCTCGTACGACCATTCCATAGGTATGAACAAACTATATAGTCCTGAGCTAGTCTGTCCATTGCGGTTTCTTTTTGTAACATCTGAATTGTAATAAAGTTTCTTAAAGTTTTCTCCTCCTTTATCTAATGCATTCGAAGTAGAACCCATCATACATTTACCTATGATCTTGGACCCTAATCTTAAACATGTTTTTGTAACTCTCCAGTTATTTAATATATTGTCTGGTCTTTCCCATTTACCACTTTCGTCATGTGCTAGAAGTTTTAACTTCTCACCATCATAACTATTGTCTCCGGTATTTTTCCAGTCAATTGTTGTATCTAATCCATCAAGCTCTTCTAGTTTCTCATTTGTATCTAATTTCTTACGCGTAAGTTTAGACGCCGGTATTCTATATGCTAATTCTGTTTTAGGTCTATCCATACCATCTTGGATAGGTTTAAAAAAGAAAGGATAGTTTATTGATATAGGAACAACCTTATCAGTAAACATCTTTTTAGCATCGGCTCCAGACTTTGATAATATACCAAAACGGGCATCACTAGATATTGTTGCTTGATTAACTAATTCCGCAGAGGACATGAATGAAAATCCAGAACGTCTATTCTTTAAATAGCACATTCCATAACATCTATCATCTGCTTTACAAGCTTCCCAAAATATAAAGAAAAGTCTATTAGACTCTCTAAAATCGGGAGCACCTACATCTATCTTGCTCCACTGCAAGTACATATAGTGTGTACCTGTTATATATGTGGGTTTTCCATTATTATAAAATCCAAAACCTTCTTCTCTATGTTTAAACTCTTGGTCAATATAATCGTACCAACGTTCCTTAAACACGTCTGGATATTTATTCCAATCAAATACATTTTTAATTCTAGAAAGCTCTTTTGGGAATTCTGATTGTTCCCAATATTGTTCTTCTTTCTTGTCAGATCGTTTATAAGCTTTCTCTATAAAAGGCAAAGCTATTTTAAGATTCTGTATTTCATATATTTCACCAATCTTACCAGTGCGACTTATAACAACAACATCATGCTCTTTGTTATATCCGTACTCCCATTTATTAAATCGGTTTTTTTGTTTTATTACACTTGGTTTTATATGGTTGTCAAGTATTTGGTATAAATTTTGTTCGTACATTATTTAGACCTCCCCTCTGCAAAACCTTTAAACACTTTTGTTTCTGTTTGCTTTTCGGATTCCTCTATCATTCTTTCTTCTTCTTGAATCCTGCTTAATATTTCAAACGCATCAAATATAGCTAACTTTTTTGTAGCCGCTGCATTCTTCAATTTATCGGCTGATAAATCATCTTCGCCATTATCAAGAATTGCTTCCTCCGCTACTTTTATTAATTCCAATACTGCTTTGTGCCCAGCTTGGATTATCTGTTGCTTCGTCTCCTTTATATTCATATTTAATTACAATATCATTAGATTTCATACAATATAATCTCTGGCCATCTATTATAAATTCAAACTCTCCAAAAGGTTTGAACCCTACAAGATCACCAGGATTGATTTTAAGCTTGTTTAAAGAGTCATTACCATATTTTAGTATTCCAATATGCTTTTGTTCTTTTGACATCTTAAATTGGTCTTTATTCTTTACGGGTTTTACAAAACAACGATCTCCAAAAGATTGCCATTCGTTATCCCGTTTATATAAGTATATCTGATCAGGTGCACAAAAATATAAATCCTCTTTAAAATAAGATCTACTGTTCTTTTGTCTGCCTTTAATATCGTAGAATCTTCTAAACACATTATGATGTATTACAATAATATCTCCAACTTTTATATCAGTTTCTATAGCTAATGGTATTGAAACCACTTCTGCCAATTTGTTAACTGATTTAAAGCTTTCTATTCTTGTGTTTACAATAAGTTGTTTACCGTCAATATCAACGCTATTATTATATCTAGACCCTACTGGTTTGATTATAAAATCGAATACAGCTGTCATGTTCATTAATACTCTAAATCATATTCAACCGAAATTGCCATATTGCAATTGAACTTTTTCCAAGGCATCACTTCTTCTTCCTTCTTTATATAAATATTGTAAGAATTATCAGAATGATCTAATAGTATATAGGATATACGATGCCCCCCATAAACCTCTTGACCCACGGAATAATGCATCGCATCATCTTTATAATTAGTGCCTATACTTATTTTTCTAACTACTGAATCCATTATACCTCTTCTTGTTTGATTTCAGTATAAGATCCATCCGCTAAATTTATATTAATAGCCCCGTATTCTTCTTGAAGTTTATTTTTTGTTTCTTCGATGGCTCTATTTATGTCTGCTAATCTATGTAGAATAGCATGTTTTTGAGACTCATATAAACCTATATTAGCCAATGCATCGTTTAATTCTTTGTGCTGACCTGAAATTAATTCTAATTGTTCTTGTGTAATTTGTTTTACTACTTCCATTTTATTTAATTTAATTGTTAATTTTTTATATTTCCTATACAATAGGTGTGTATTCAATACGTTCTAACTCATTAAGTTGGTCATAAATTTCTAAAAAATTAGAATCTTTTAGAACTTCAAGGCCAACTATCCACCTATTGCTACCATCTTTTACAAATAGTAACTCAGAAGCGTTGTTTTTATACCCATTCAAAGCGGTATATTGTTCTGTATTTGGGTGTAGTACTAACATATTATAAAGAAGTTATATAAGTGTTAAACGCATTTACAAAATCTGTATTTTCAGCTACCAAAGAAGCACCATTTGCATACATTGATATTGTATGTGCTCCATATACTGCACCAGAACGTAAAACAAATTGATTATTACTATTCATACTTGCCGATGTTGCTGTTCTACTTGTTTGCGTTGTAGCATTAAACAACTCTACGTTTGTAGAATTTGTACGATGTATTGATTTCATTTCTTGAATAGCTGTAAAATTAAATGAACCACCAGTCAATCCAGTTGCACCTTGATTAATTCTTTGATTACCAGTAGAAGCTCTTGTCATATTATTAATAGAAACAACTGATTTACCATCTAAAGCTCCAGTTCCACTTGCGGTATATAAATATAAATATCTACTTGCATCATCCTGAACATAATTAACTCCTTGAGTAACCGCATTAAAATTGGTATCAATATAACTACTTGTTCCATTACCTTGAAATCCTTGATTAGTTGTAAAAGTTGGAGAGTTAATTAAAGTTGATTGATTTAATGTAGGCGCTTTCCAATTTAACGTTCCAAAATCTTGTCCACCATTATTTGCAAAAATATATAATACGTCAAGTTTAGTCCATATGCCCCCTGCTTTTAAATCTAAAACCAATTGATTTTGTTTAACTTGCTGGGAAGAATTAGGCAAATTATAACCAAGCGCAATAGCTCTATTCAACACAGCTTGATAATCTGCATCGTATGCACTTCCTCCACCTCCTGAATTATCTTTCCAACCTATAGATAAGCCTAACCCTATCATATTAGTATACTAATAAAACGCTGCCAACAGGGATGTTAACAGCAGAGGTTATTGATGTAACTATAACAGGTAAAAAACTACCACTAGTTAATCCTGTGAATGTAACATCTGCAATATTACCTACCGGTCTAACAGTTATAGACGTAGTTGTTAAATCTGGATCCGTTACAGCTCCAATATATATAGCTGCTGATCTTATATCATTAGTAGGATATGCTGAAATAGTGTCTACTCTCGTAGCAAAATCTGGTTGATTACCGTATTGTCCCATTTATTTTATTTTGTATATTAATATTAGTAGCAACGTACTGGAGTCGAACCAGTTTTAGCGGGCTTATGAGACCCGTGAGATACCTTACCTCCCACCTGCTATTTGTTTTTTGAAAAGTACTTTTTATATAAAGATTCCTTCTTGATAGGTATTTCTAAAACAACATTACCAGGGAACACATAATTATTCCCTGGCTTCATTGTTTTTTTATTACCCAAATTGTCTATGCCCAAAACATCAAACTCTACTCCTTCCATTGTTATATTACCACTTGGTATAATATTATAAGGATTGTTTTTGTCTTTGCTATTTTTCTTATAGCCTGTTTTAGATATATTCATAATTTATTTATCTTGCGAAAAATCCTCTGTTTTGTCCACTACGTGCTTCTGCAGCATTAGGTTTTTCTTTTCCTGCCTGTACATTGTAGAATCTAGCATTTCTATTTCTAGAATTCATAGTATTTGCGCTATCTCTAACAAACTCTTTTCTAAGCTCTGCATTGTTTTTTTCGCCAGTTCTAGTAGGCTTTTTTGCTTCTTTAACAATTTTACCTTTAGAGTCTAAAACTCTGTCTTTTTGACCTGGTTTACCTGCTTCGTATTTTTTTTCATAAGCTTTAGCCACCGCTTTACCCGTAGTAGGATCTACTTTTATTCCTTGTGGGTCTTTTTCGCCAGTTCTTTTTGGAGCACTTGCTAATACTTTTTTACGAGATTCAGCCCCTTTTCTTGTTAAATCGGGGTCTTGAGTTTGTTTCATTGGGGAACCACATTTTCCCATCAAAGCAGGAGAAATTCCTCTACCTGTTTTAGCCATAGCCATTCTGCCTGGAGATTGTTTGTAAGCCATTTTTTGTTTTTTTTTAATAGTTGTTTTGTTGTTTTCTTCTGTATATTACAACTGCAGAAGCTTCACTAATGTAATCAACAGCAATTGTATTTTCGTCTATTATTGTAAATACACCAAGACATTCCCAATTAGTTGGTTCGTACAAGGACTTTAAATAAAAATTATTTTTTTGAAAATTGTAAGAAATCACTTTAAGCGACTCCCTTTCTTCATCGCTTGTTGTCATTTCTACTTTGAAAGTTTTCTTAGTTGTTCCTGAGAATGTAAGTTCTGATGCATACGTTTCTGGTATCCATGTTCCTTCTAAGAATTTCTTTGACATTTTTTGAGCATTAACTTGTACACACCCTAAAACAAAAACGATTGTTAATAATAAATTTTTCATAATAAATTAGATTAAAGTTATATTATTATTATTACGCAAGTTTATTGCTTTTTATAAGCTTCAATCTCCCACGGAAGTTTTTTTGATCCTTCCTGCATTTTTGACCTTGGATATTTCTTACCTTTCCAAAATACATTATCATCGTCATAATCAAGATCTCCCCTTTTCATTTGATTAATATGTATTTTTTCATGCTCTACTGTTCTGTTCTTTTTCAACTCTAATGGCGAAACATCTTTGTTTACAAGTATAGTTCCATTTGATTGGGCCATACCAAGAATGTTTCCATCCATACCTCTACTATATATTGGTGTATTATCAATATTATAAGGAGGCCCGCTCATTTTAAATGCCATTTTTATATAGTTTAAATATTATAGGGTTTGCCACAATATATTAGCAACAAACCCTTAATATATTGTTATGCGTATAATGCTTCTGTTACCTCAATTTTAACACCACCTACTGTTGGCATTGAAACAGGAACAAAAGTACCACCAGGTAATACATTTAACGCATTATAAATTGCATCAGCAACAACAGGAGCAGTACCAGCAGCTGCAGTCGATGTATGAGTTAACGTAAGAGTTTTTTGCCCAGCTCCTAATCTGTTATCAAAGTAAATAACTGTAGTTGTAGCTGCAGTTTGTTTTACATCAAAGATAAGATCTACAGGTAAGTTAATAGGTCCTCCGTTAGGTACTGTAGCTGTTGCGTAACCCGTATCTGTTGACGGAACTGTAATGAATTTTGCCATTGTTTTTGTTTTAGTTGTTTGTTAATTGTTTTGGTTATTTATCTTTATTTTTTTTATCTTCAAAGTGACTATATATTCTAATTGCTGTGTAACCAATAGAAAGTACCAGAAGAACTATTTTTAATATAGGTTCAATGCTTGTTAAAGTTATAGAAAAAGCTAATACATTTAAAGCATACAGTTTGAGGTCTGTCATTTCCATTTACAGTTTACATTTTGCCCGTTGTGTTATAGGAGCGCTCTTGTAAGAACAAGAGGCTTTACTTACTTCCATTCCGTTTTTACCGCTGCTTGACCCTTTTCCTAAAGGAAAGCCAGTTATATCTAATGGACCATTCCAAAGAGCATTAGCTCCTGTGATACCATCGTTTTCTATTCTTTTTACGGCAGGTGTTGATAATTTCATCATATTACTTTTATTATTTAGATTGTTGGGCTTACTGGTAATGCTCTATCATAAGTTCCTTCCTCTGGCATACCAAACATACCTGTCATAGAAGCTTGTGCTTTTGGATTAAAATTAACCGGAGCGCCACTAGGTTTTATACCCGGATTATAAGCTGTTCTAGGTGTTGAAACCGTAGGCATTTGCATAGAAGCATCTCCTACTAATCCCATTGCAGGTTGATCATTAACTGGCATCATACCCGGATTGTTGCTTGGCTTACTTAAAGAATTATTGTATCTCATCGTGTTTTATCTTTATTTACATTATTTATTGCTGCTCGTAATACTATATCGGTATATGTATTATTTTTCATTATCTTATTACTCCTCGATGTTGTTGGTATATCTTCCGTCCCAAGCATTATACGGTACATTCTGTTTATTAGTTGTTTGCACTTGAATGAAACTTTATATATATTGTATTTCTGGGTTGTATGGTTTCTTGTTCTCCATACCACTATCCATCCTTCTTTCAATAAATTGTTCCAGCGCTTATTGTCCCAACTATATGCATAAGTACCTACCTTATAATCTTGCTTGGTAAAAAAGTCCATGCAATCAAAATATACTAGCAACTCAAGATCAGCATCTGTAAGATTATAATTTCTACAAGCCCACTTACGAATAAGTCTATAATGTTTTAATAAGTTAAGCTCTTTTATGTCTGTAGCCTCTAATCTTTTCATAAAACTATTACAACATCCTGCAATCTTATAACCTGATAATCTTGACCATCAAATTCTATACCGTGACCAGCAGCTTTATCATAGTAAATAACATCTGCTTGCTTTAAACATTTAATATCATCGCTCACTGATATAACAACAGCTTCTTTATATCGTATATTTTCTTTGTCTTTTTCCTTTAATAATAATCCGCTCTCTGTTTGTGATACACCTACTTTCTTTGGTAGTATCACTATATTATTACCTATTGCCTTCATTGATTCTTAAATTATTAATTATACAATCAGTTGACAATATCGTAACAGCTACAGAAGCAGCATTTCTTAAAGCGCTTTTTGTAACAGATAAAGGATCAATAATTCCTGCTTCTATCATGTTAACTTGTTCGCCAGTTACAGCATTCAATCCGTGACCTTCTAAGCGATTCCAATCCTTGTTTGGATGATCAATACCAGCATTAGATAATATCGTCTTAAACGGAGCTTTAATAGCTTCTAATAAAGCAAGTGATCCTTGGTTCAATGCTTTTATTTTATTCGATGCATCTAAAAGAGCAATTCCTCCTCCTGGAACAATTCCTTCTTTAATAGCTGCTTTAGTTGCACATATCGCATCTTCAACTCTATCTGCTTTCTCTTTTAATTCTAAATCAGAACCAGCACCTACTTTTACTACAGCTACTTTTGCTGATAACCTTGCTAATCTTTTTTCTAATCTAATTACTTCTCCTGGAGCAGTAGCTTTTGCTAATTGTGAATTTAACTCATCAATCAGTTCTTGAACTGCTGGTTTAGTTTCTCCTACATGTAATATTGTTTCGCTATCATCTGTAATTGCTTTTAAGCAACTGCCTAAGCATTCAATATCTATAAGGTCCATATCGTCACCTAGATCTTCATTTATAATGGTAGCTCCTGTTAATAAAGCAAGATCAGTTAGTGTATCCTTTTTTGTGATACCATAAGTAGGTGCATTAATAACGTTAACTTTAATATTACCTTTAACCTTATTCATTGCTAAAGCAGATAAAACAGTTTGTTCCATGTCTGCTATAATCAATAATGGTTTATTATTTTTTATTACATATTCTAATACCGATTGTATTTGGCGAATAGACTCAACTGGTGACTCTACGATTAATACTAATGGGTTTTCTAATTCTGCAACTCTTTTATTTGGATTTGTAATAAAGTTTGAATTTACCAAACCTTTATCATATTGTACCCCATCAATAATTTCAATTTCGGTTTCCGGATTTGCTGATGATTCCATCATCACAATTCCAGTTTCACCAACAGCTCTAAAAGCATCACCAATAATTTTACCAAGTACTGGATCGTTGTTAGTTGATATAGTAGCAATATGATCTATCATATCACCCGTTACAGATACTTTAATAGACTCTAAGTATTCCACAACTAAATCTACAGTTTCTTCAATACCATTCTTTAATTCTCTAGAACTTACCAAATCTTGTATTAAGTAAGCTTCCTCTAAAATAGCATGCGCTAATACTGTTGCTGTTGTTGTACCATCTCCAGCTTCTTTAACTGTTTTTCTAGCGGCTTCTTTTAAAAGTCTTGCTCCCATGTTTTCTACAGGATCTAATAGAGTAACACTATCTGCTACTGTAACCCCATCCTTAGTGATTAGCGGTCTACCTTTATCATCTTCTAACATTACACATTTACCACCAGCTCCCAATGTTGAACTAACAGCTCTAGTTAATTTGGTGATACCAGCAAATACATTATCCCTAGCTTCTTTACCAAAGCTAAGATTCTTTACTATCTCATTTGACATATTTAATTGAATTTAATTTAATATATATATTACTTATTTTAATTGATTTTTACCCACAAAACCAACTATATTGATCTC